AAACCTAATAGAATTTAAATATGAAGCTGTTCGGAAAATTTAAAGGATAAAAAATTGTCTAACGACTTTGAACAAGTAAAAAATGCTGTTAATCTGCAACAGATAATCCTACAGGAAACTCATCTCCAAATGAAGGGGCATCATCTTGAGGAGTGTCCTTTTTGTGGTGGACATGAATGTTTTTCTATAAAAGATAATCACTATAAATGTTTTCAGTGTGATGCAGGTGGTGATGTTTTTAATTTTTTTGAAAAATTTCATAACCTCGATAAAACATCAGCTCTTCAGAAAGTAGCGGATCTCGCCGGTATTGAATTAACTCAGAAAAAAACAAAGACACAAGAAAAAGAAGCCGAGGTTCGTTATGAATTATATCAATTGGTGGCTAAACACTATCATGATGCCATGCTTTTTCCTGATGGATCAGGCTTTAAATGGTTCTGTACTACACGTGGGCATAAACCTGATACAATCAGGAAAATTTCTGCTGGCTGGTCTACTGGCTCATTGATTCCATTTCTACAGGAACAAGGGTTTTCTAAAGAACAGCTCCTCGAATATGGGCTTGCTAAGAATAAAGATAAAGATGGTAAAGACATTCCCATTAGAGAATATTTTTGGAAAGGGCTCGCTCCATTTCCGGTGATTGATCATAACGGACGGGTTATTACTTTCACTGCAAAAGATCCTCAGAAAAAAGTTAAAGGTTTAATGCTTCAGGGTGTGACGAAGAAATGGTTCCTTAATTTCGCGGCTCTCGGCAGGCATCAGGAGACGTTTATTGTCGAAGGTGAAAACGATATAGCGAGTCTCCTTGATGTCGGCATAGAGAACGTCGTCGGTACGGCCGGAGCTCCGGGACAGGAGCAAGTTGTTCTCTTAAAAAACTTCTGTAATGGTAAGACGCTGTATTTGTGGTTTGATAAGGACAAGCAGAAAGACTATAAAAAATATTCGGGCGGAGCCCATCATATAGAATTCCTTTACACTAAACTCTACGAGAGCGATGTCAAGGTCCGGATTATTCTGCATCCCGGCGAAGAGAAGGATCCTGACGAGTTCATCCAAGGACTCCTAAAAGCCGGTAAGAAGGAAACTGAGATAAGAAAAATCATCAGGGACCTGAAGGACGACGCAGCGGAACCCCTCATATGGGAACTGGCACAATTAAAAAACATTCCCGAAACTAAGGACCGGCTGGAAGCTTTTAAACTCCGTAAACTGCCACAGGCTCTAAATGCAATAAACACAATGGCTGATCAGGAGGTCTATTTTGCGCTGGCTGCTAAATCCATAGGGATATCCATCAAGGCCGTTGAAGAGCTGGTAAATCAGGCTGTTGATCTTTATGACAACATCTCTAAAGGATTTGGAGGACAGGCAGGCATCAAGAAGGCTGATCCGCTGGAGCTTGCCGAATATATATATAAATGGTTTAACAATGGCGTAGGAGCACGCTTTTTTAAAACACAGGACAAGAAAGTGTATTTATTCTACCAGCGCAAAATCTACGAGATAGGCAATAACCTTGAGTTTAATACATTGATGCAGCAGCTCACGCATCTGGCCGCGATAGAAAAGCCCGGGACAGCGGTTTGGTACTTTTTGCAGACTCTCTGTAATCAACATGGCGAACACGTGGATTTAATGAACTGGATGTATACTGACAGAGAACGCGACACTATATATGTCAATTTAAATTCCGCTTACAATAAAATAATCCGTATAGCTCCTGAAGAAGAAGTCGCAGTTATAGATAATGGCACAAACGAGCATTTTATCCTCCTATCCTTAAGTCCTCAAATACGACAGTTTGAATATCAACAAAACATAAGTGAAACCGAAGGTTTCTCCGCGTTAAAATCCCTCTTTATGGACACAACACCCTGCGAAGTGTCACAGAGATATTTTTTAATCTGTTGGATCATTTCCGCTTTTATGATGAACTATCAATCAGACAGGGGACTTTTACAAATTATTGCATCCAGCAAAATCGGCAAGTCTAAAGTTGCAGAGCGGATATCTCAACTTTTTTATGGTGAGAGTTATGTCGGGAAAGGAACTAATCCAGCAGAAACCCGTGTTGCCTTATCAAATCCAATCCTTTTTATGGATAATTTGGAAAACAGAGATTTAACATTAGGCAAACTTGACTTACTTCTCGCACTCGCAAATAGCGCTCATAAACCTAAAGCAAAAAGCGGTAGCGATACAGCTGTTCTATATCAAAAGCTTCTTACTATGGGAATTATCACAAGTATTGAGGCTTTTCCGGGGAAATATCCAGAATTAGTTAATAGGACTTTTCCCATGCAGCTCGAATCTCAATATAAACTGACAGGCTACATGCATGATGAGGTTATGCGTGAAATATCAAAGAAGCGCAATCTAATCCTCTCGGTAATTTTTAAAATGATCGGCAGACAGGTACTTCCACGACTGTCCGACAGAACCGATTGGTCTAAGTATATACAAACAAAATTCGCTGGACATGATAAGGACCGGAATAATGAGCATATCTGCACAATGATGGTAATACTTGAAGCTATACTCGAGCATATCCCCAACCCCAAGAGAACGAGCAAACCAATAAAAACACAGAGCTCAGAAATCCTTGATAAGTGGATAACTTTCTGGAATGAGCAGGAGAGCGAAACATCTCTGTCATCAAATACCTTACTTACTCTTATGGATGGACTTGCAAAAGAAATCTGTATCAAGCTCCGGGGACGTACTGATATAGAATGGCAGGACCACTCCGAATTTTCTGCTCCGTATCCGAATTTCTGTGATAACAGCCTACCTGGAGGCAAAGGAATGCGAGTAAAGATTTTTGATGATCCTGAATATCTACAACGGTTCTATCTTACAGAATTATATGAGGAGATAGGGGAAGAGGAAGGGGTATTTATGGAAAACGTTCAGAGGTTTGAATTTATTATAACATCTGCAGAGTTGCATACACTATTCCACCGTTACTGCGCTAATCAACACATCAGAAATCCTTACGAAACAATCAATAGTCTGGGTGCCCGGATTTCAAACGATAAACCAATCATGGAAAAAGGTAGCTGGCAATATATCCAGCGAAGCAAGGACCGCATCACATATAAAAAGATAGGCGGGCATTGGATTTGGCGCTTCTCAAAAAAGATAAAAATGATGGGATAATGAGAAAAATTATAAAAAAATACATTATTATTAATAAAATCAAGCAGTTATGTATGTTTTTTTATTCAAAATGTGAAATTAAAACCGACACAACTTTAAAAATGAAGTTCCCAAGTTCCCCTAATTATTATAAGTATATAATTTTAAAAGATAATTTACTTATTTATTTAGGGTCTCTTATGGGGAACTTATGGGGAACTATGGGTCTCTTATGGGGAACTATGTTTTACGGTATTACATAGTTCCCCTAATATTAACTATATAATTTTAAATAGGAAACAAAACTTAAGGGAACTTGGGAACTTAGGGGAGGCAGTTTTTGCCCAGCAAAAATATATTTATTATTTCTCAGTTATGAAAAAAATAAGTTGTTAGTTGTTATTTTTTTGTTTATTAGTTTTTATTATTTTAAGAGGGAGTTGAATTTAATATGTGCTGGGTATTTGTTTATGATTTGGTTTAGGTGGTTTGAAACGGACTTGAAAAAGCTAAATGATAATATGGATTTTGTGTACAGAATGGGTGTTTTTTGTTATCAATAGATTTGTAACTATATGAAAGATAAAGAATTGTCATACTATTTGGAGTCTGGTGATATGGTTTTAAAGGGGTACCCCCCTCTAAAAATTTTCTTAGTTTTTGTTTTTAGGTTTATTTATTACTAATTATAAATTGGAGACATATTTAATGGGTTTTTTCGAAGGGTTTATAGGTTTCGTTTGTTTTCTGATGTTAGTTTTTAAAAAATGGGGGGTGCGGGGGGAATGATTAATGAGCCTTTCTATGTTGAACGCCTTGTTATTCCTTTTCTTAATTCTATAGTCTGCGGCGATAATGTGGAGACCATAAAGCAATTACCGGCTGATTGCATTGACCTGACGGTAACAAGTCCTCCATACGACAATCTTAGAACATACGGTGGTTATGACTGGGATTTTGAAATAGTGGCAAGGGAATTGTTCAGGGTAACGAAACAAGGCGGCATCATTATATGGGTTGTCGGAGATGCCACGATTGACGGAAGTGAGACAGGAACAAGCTTCAGACAGGCTTTGTTTTTTAAGGAAATAGGTTTTAATCTGCATGATACGATGATTTATATGAAAAGTGGGCCCTCTTATCCCTCTCAGGATAAATACTATCAGGTGTTTGAATATATGTTTGTGTTGGCAAAAGGTAAGCCAAAATCCTTTACCCCTCTGAAGGATAGGGAGAACCGCTGGCATGGGCAGAAATGGTCTAAAGTGAGAACAAGAAGAAATGCCGCAGGGGAGTTGAAGCGCACGGAATGGAATGCAGAAGAAGGCGGAGAATACGGGACAAGATTCAACATTTGGCAATATGCTGTGGGTTTTGGTAATCATGGTGATGATCTCGCTCATGCACACCCCGCAGCATTTCCCGAAGATTTAGCCGCTGACCATATCGCATCATGGAGCAACGAAGGCGATATTATCCTTGACCCGTTTTCCGGTTCGGGGACAACGTGCAAGATGGCAAAGAAGCTCGGAAGGCACTATATAGGGATTGAGATTAACGAAGCATATGTTGAAATCAGTAACAAGCGCATGGCACAGGAGATTCTATTTTAAGGCATAACAAGGGGATATATCGGTAATGCTTAATCATCTTACAGGTTTTCAACGGTCGTTAAGGGTGCTTGAGGGTCTGCAGGAGTGCACTGTAAATGCTTACAGTCAAAAGGTTGAGGAGTTTCTGCGGTGGCTGCAGGGCAATGACATTTCCTCTGACGACCCTACAGGGCTTACGCGCAAGGAAATAGAGAGTTATCTTGAGTGGTGTTTTTACCGCAAAAACAGCAACCAGACACGGCATACAAAACTTACTGCCCTGTCTAAATTTTTCAGGTACCTGAAATATGAAAATATCATTAAGGAGGACTTCACGGCAAACATCCCCAGGCCCAAAATCACGAAGCGTCTTATGCAGGCCTTTATAAAAGACGAAATCTTGCGGCTGTTCAGCCAGATAGACCACACAACAGAAAAAGGGATTCGTGACATTTGCATCCTAATCCTCGCTGCTTTTTGCGGCTTTCGTGTCAGCGAGGTCTATAATCTCAACCTTGGCGATATTATTGACGACGGTAAAAATATTGACTTCAATATTATAGACTCAAAGCAGGGCGGAAGCCGCCGCGTGTACCTGTGGAAGTCGCCGGGAGTTTACATCAGGCAGTATTATATTATCCGCATAGGACAGGGCGCCAGAATCCATGACCCATTCCTTGTTTCTTATAAATGGAGATCAGCAACAGGCCGGCGCCTTACGGCCGGCGCTATTGAAATACTTATCAAAAAACTTGCGCTTAAGGCAGGCATTAAAAGACCGGCGATTAAGACGCACATGCTCCGCGCTGCACATGCGAACAGCTTGCAGCATGTGAAGGGCTATGGATTGCCTCAAATAATGCATCGTCTGGGCTGGAAGCATATGTCAACTGCCGGGGAATATCTTGTGGAGCGTGAGCGCATCCACCGCACATACAACAGTCTCTATGAATACTGGCTCGAGTTTAATCATATATGGAAAAACAAGGAGGAGAATAATGCAAACAACAGTGATGGAAGCGCCTGCGCTTCCCCTGGACCTCTGGAACAAGGAGTTGTTATTGCCAAGTAGATGGGATAATAAAAAAACCCTTACCCGTCTTTTCCAGAGTTATGTTAATAATTTTGGCAGCGCTGCCGGAGGCAAAATAATACATGCAATTATTTTTGAGCTTGGAGGCCTGCGCCTGACAATTCCGGAGGACTATCGCTCAGGAAACAATGAACTTATCTCATCTCTCAGAACTCATCTGTACGATACCTTTGGCGAGGCCTCGGGGAATGCTGTAATGAAAAAATTTTTAATGGAACTCAAGGGACTGCGGATATCGTTTCCAAATTTTCAAACCTTAAATATACAGGAGAGAAATCAGAGAATCAAAAACCTGGCTGGGAAAATGACTATTACAGAGCTGGCCCTGCGTTTTGCGCCATTGTCAAAATCACAAATATGGAGGATTGTTAATGAGGAATAATATAAAAGGAGGACATTATGTCTGAAAGAATTTTAATTACTGGCGGTTGTGGATTTATTGGGCATCATATGGTTGAGCATATTCTGAAAAATAGAGTTTGAAAAAGACCATACAGTGGTATTTAAATAATCTGCACTGGTTTGAATGAGGGAGGATGATAATAATGAAGGGTATAGAAGAAATAGGCACAGTCTCACCGTGTCCAGTTGAATGTTTTGTTAAATCTCACTGTGCGAGGTTTTGATTTTGATTAATCAGATTTTTAATGAGGATTGTTTACAGACAATGGCAAGAATGGAAGATAATAGTGTGGATATGGTTTTGACATCTCCGCCTTACCCTGGTGTTTGCAATATGTGGGGCGATTTATTTAAACCTGAAAATTTCCACAAAGCCCATGCTTTTCTTTCTCAGGTTTGGGATGAAGCATTGCGAATACTTAGCCCGGGTGGGAAAATGGCGATTAACATTGCAAATACAAAAAGGCGTCCTTATCTTCCGAATACATACAAAATCTATCAATGGGCTGAAGAAAAATGTGAAGCTCTTGGAGAAATCATTTGGGATAAGGGATATGGACAATGTGGTACAGCATGGGGAAGCTATTGTAACCCTTCTGACCCTGCACTTGCAGACCAGCATGAGTATATTTTGATTTTCAGAAAGGTTGGAGAACGGAAAAAACAGGCAGGCTACCATCTGAATGCAAGGGATTTCAAAAGCTGGCGAAATAGTAAATGGAGTATACCACCTGAAAAAGCCTCTGTGATTGGGCATGTAGCCCCATTTCCACTTGCAATACCACAAAGGCTTATTTTGCTATATACCTATGTTGATGAGATAGTTTATGACCCGTTCATGGGTTCAGGAACAACGGCAGTGGCATGTGTAAAATTAGGGCGTAATTTTATTGGTTCTGAAATATCGGCTGAGTATGCGGCATTAGCAAATAGGAGGATAGATGAGATTAGAAAACAGGGCTGTTTGTTTTCGCACAGTGAGATTTAACGACTAATTAACCCGCTTGTCGGGTTGAAGGAGATGTTATGTTCAAAAAACATAAACATATTTTTACTTACCCTTCGGGTAATACAACAGTTCATACTGATGCTACTGCGAATTGGGCTGGATAATACCGAAAGACTTTGATTTGAGTTTGAAAAAGACCATTGAGTGGTATTTAAATAATCTGCACTGGTTTGAATGAGGGAGGATGATAATAATGAAGGGTATAGAAGAAATAGGCACAGAGGCAGAGAGGCACAAAGGCACGGAGGTTGCAAAGAATCTCACAGCTTCAGTTGCAATTTGTAATCCTGATATCGAGATATTCAGCAAGTTTATTGCATCACTGAAAAAATATACTCCGGAACTTGCGCATCTGATAATTATTGATAATGCCAGTGAGTCAAAAGAGTTTAAGAACGTACTGAGTACCGCGTACAGCGTACCGAGTAAAGACGAAGAAGGCACAAAGGCAGACGCCTTAGTGCCTCAGTGCCTTAGTGCCTTAGTGCCTTTTAAGATAACAATTATAGAAAATAAATCCAATTTCGGTTTTGGCAGGGCGCACAACCTTGCGCTGAAAAAATGCCAGACCCCCTATTTTGCGATTTTAAACGATGATATTGAATTTTATGAGCCTTGGGCGGGGCAGATGCTCCAACTCCTTAAAACAAACCCCGGCATTGCACAGGTTGGCCCAAGAATAGGCGTGTGCAATGCCCTGACAGCGCAAGGACAGGGCTTATGGGAGGATACAGACGAGCCTGAATACTGCGAAGGAAGTTGTTTTATCATGCCGACAAAACTTGCGCGGCAGTTTGGATTATTTGATGAGAGATATGAATTTGCCTATTTTGAAGACACCGACCTTAGTTTAAGACTCAGAAAAGAGGGATATCTACTCAGGAACGTTAATATTAAATGGAAGCACCACAGGGCAGTCACATCGCAGAAAGTTGAGATGGACCTCAAAGGCTATCATATCAATAATGAATATAAATTTAAGAAACGCTGGAATGCATATCTTATCGGCAAAAAGTTCGGCAGGACCATTGTTATTAAACGTTCTGCATCTTTAGGTGATGTGTTTCTTATTACTCCGGTTATTGAGGCTTTGAAACTGAAAGAACCGGACAGCGTTATAATGGTGATGACACAATATCCGCAGGCTATTGAGGCTAATAATGACATTGATTATCTGGCGCCGCTCAATCATCCAATCCCATGCGATGAATTCATAAACCTTGATTATGCCTATGAAAAAGATTTTACGAGACACATTGTTGATGCCTATGCAGATGTTGCAGGGGTAAAATTAAAAAGAAAAACAGGAATATTATATGTCTCACAGGAAGACAAGGAACTTGTGGATTCCTTGCTGCCTGATAATTGGGGCAAGTCCATAACTATTGACTACAGCGACACATGGGGAGGCAAGGCATGGGATAAAGAGAAGTATAATGAACTCTCTGCCCTGATAAAACCGGACGGCTATAAAATTATTGGTATAGGCTTGGGCCATAATACCGGCAAAAATTATTCTCCTGAACTTAATCTCGTTAATGCCCTTACACCTTTGCAGACTGGTATGGTAATTGCAAAGAGCGCTCTTTTTATCGGGCATGAAGGTTTGTTAGTGCATTTTGCCCAGGCTGTTAAAGTCCCTGCGGTAGCGCTGTACGGCTGTACAACACCGGAGCTTGTAAATACCATGACTCCGATATTACATACTGTGGTATCCCCGGCAGCCTGCAGAGGATGCAGACACCGCTATGCCGCAGGCACCGGCATATTGTGCTCAAGAAATTTTGAATGCATGAATATGATAACTGTTGAGATGGTTTATGAGGGATACAGAACATTAAGACATAAAATTGAAATGGCGAAAGAGATGAGGCTGGTGAAAAAATAATGTAATAGCTTTGCCGCAGACCTGCCTGCGGCAAGCAGGTTTACACGGATGAACACGGATAACAAGAGAGATGAAACATGATATCAGATAATCGTAAAATATGCTGCTTGACTCCTACAGGAGATAGAAAAGACGCATTAAATAGATCACGTTTCTATTTTGAAAGATCATTATTGTCACAACCTGTAGATTGGATTGTTGTTGATGATGGTATTGACGCTTATAATCCTGGTGGATGTATATATTTAAGACGTGAACCAGATGGTCCGAAATCACTTGATCGCCAATTCATTTATGCCGTTAACCATCTTATTGATATGGAATACACCGATATTATTATATGGGAAGATGATGATTGGTATAGTCCTACAAGAATTCAAAAACAATGTGATGCACTTTTATTGACTGACCTTCATGGTTGGACTAAAGCAATATACTATAATGTGAAAAATAGAGTTTGGTATCAGCATATGAATAACAGACACGCATCTTTCTATGAGTCAGCAATGAAGATAGAAATAGCCCAATTTCTTGTAAGACAAATCGAAATAAAAAGACTATATAGTTTCATAGACATGGAACTATGGGAAATACAATGTAATAAACAGTTGGCAGAACCAGATACTCATTGTATTGGTATAAAAGGAATGCCAGGCCGTATGGGATTGGGTATGGGACATACTCAGGGAAGCAACTACATCTCTGATTACATTTCCGATAAAGATTTAACTATGCTCAAAAAATTGATAGGTGAGGAGGATACTAATTGGTATGAACGATTCTATGAAATCTAAACTTATAATCGAAGAGGCAAAATACTTCACAAGACATTATTCAAAAGATATAACAAAAATTATTGCAAATCTTGTTAATGATAATGGATTGAGCATTATGGCTTCAAATGATATTGCAGGTGATCCCCATATCGGTGTAATAAAAATGTTATATATACGCTATACACTTAATGGAGTTCAAGATACTAAACTTGTTTATGAAGGTAACAGAGTTGAAATATATGAGAAAAAGCCTGCCACAACTCCACAGCAATGTACATATTTTACGGATATAATCATTCCTTCATATAATAACGATGAACTTACAGCTAATTGTTTTAAGAGCATCAAACAACATACAAAAGAAGGAGCATATCGAATTATTTGGATAGATAATGGTTCTAAAGATATGTCTTTACCAATGAAACAACTTATCGGAGTAAATCGAATTTGTGTACATTTTCCTACAAATAAAGGTTTTGTAGGCGCTGTAAATGAAGGTTTAAGATTGTCTGATGCTCCATCAGTTTGTTTGCTTAATAATGACACTGTTGTTACTTCGGAATGGCTTGAGAAATTAAATAAAATACTTTATGCAAACAAAAAGCTCGGGATTGTCGGACCATTGACTGGCTATGGAAAAGATAATGGCATGGATTCTCATCATAGCCTATCTCTTCATTCTAAATTATTACCTGCAGATGCTCATAATTGGGATTTTAATAGGCTTAATAAAGAACTCGAAATGCGATATTCCGGCAGAACATATAATATAGATTTTGTGGCGTTTTTATGCGCTGTTATGAAGCGTGAAGTTATAGACAAAGTTGGATTGCTGGACATTAACTATGCTATGGGGATGTGGGATGATTGCGATTATAACAGATCAGCGCAGAAAGCTGGTTATGACATAGCTCTGGCAATTGATACCTGTATATATCATCGTGGACGCTCTACATTTAATGTTGTAGAAAAAGAAGAAGGACTTGATGTAGAAAGATTGTTGAGGGAAAATAAAGCATATCTCGATAAGAAATGGAGGAGGAACTAATGTTTGAGGCATTAAAAGAATTCAACAGTATAGTAGTTAGTGGACCACAGAGATCAGGAACTCGTTTTGTTGCTAAAGTGATTACTCATGATACTGGTAAAATATATATTGATGAAAAGGAAATAAATTTTCACGACTTTAGATTACTTGATTGGTATTTGCAACAAGGTAATGTGGTTATTCAGTGTCCTGCATTATGTCATATGTTGCATTATATAACAAATGAGTCAGTATTGGTTATTGTAGTTCGCAGACCAGTGGAAGAAATTGAAGAGTCCGAAAGAAAAATAGGCTGGCCTGAGATTTCAAGATTTCAAGAATTGTATAAATATGGGTGCAGTGAGGGTATTATATCCCGAATTAAATATGCTTTTTGGGATAAAGTACAAAAGCCTATTCTTTTAGACAGAGGTAGAGAAATAAATTATCATGATTTAACAACTCATGAATTGTTTATAGAAAATCATGAAAGTTTTGAATGGGATCAAACGAAATGAAAACAGTAATACTTGTTTTATATCCTTATCAAAGTCAGGGTTTAGATGCTTGGTTAGATCATGGCGCTGGTATGACTTATAAAGCTGCAAAAGATGCTAATTGCGATATAGATTTTATTGATATGAAGGGACTATCAGACGAAGGAGAACTACGCAAGAAACTTCAAGGATATGAACTCGTTGCATTTGGATTGAAAAGTTCCTATTATGCGATGGGTATGAAAATAGTTGAAATTGCAAAAGAACAGGGCTCTAAAGTTTTGGTTGGGGGTTATCATGTTACAGCGGCCCCACAGGAATTATTAGAAAATCCTGATATTGATTGGGTTTTACACGGAGAGAGTGAGATCACATTCCCTAAATTTTTAAAAGACCCTTCTGCATTTGAGCGTGAAATATTCGGAGAAAAACCACCTAATCTTGATGATTTGTCTTTCATGGATAGATCAATTTATAGAGACCCTTTAGAACCCTGTCAAGGATGGTGGCATGGTGGCAAGCATTCTCGAATGACTACAGTAATGGCAGCAAGAGGATGCGCTTTTAATTGTGGTTTTTGTCAGCCATTAGAACATAATCATTTTGGAAGAAAAATCAGACGAAGAAGTGTAGATAGTGTAATTGCAGAACTTCTTGAATTAAAAGAAAGGTACAATCCAGATTGTGTAATGATACATGATGATACTTTTTTATTTCAACCAAAATGGATTGAAGAGTTTATTGAAAAATATCCTAAAGTGGGTTTGCCATTTTGGGCCTCTGGCAGGGCCGATGGAATATGTCATCATCCAGAGTTAGTAAGGAAACTTGTTGATATTGGCTGGGAACTTATTTCAGTTGGTTTTGAATCAGGAAGTCAAGAGATGCTTGATTTAATGAAAAAAGGCACTACTGTTAAGCAAAACTTAGAAGCAGCAAAGATAATTAAATCATATGGCGCAAAAATATATGCTAATTATATGATTGGACTTCCCTGGGAAACAAAAGAGGACATGATAGCTACAGTTGATATGGCAAAAACAATTGATGCTGAAATGCCTTCATGGGCATTCTTTGCTCCATATCCCGGAAGTGAACTTGGAGAACTTTGTATTGAGCAGGGATTATCTTTATTAGACCGCAACAATTACGATCGTTGCCCAAGTGGGATTAAGTGCAAAAATGTTGATTATGCTTTTATAAATAAAATACTTGGAAGAAATTAATTTTAGAGATAAATGAAAATATTTTATGCGCCGTCAGGGATTGAAGGCTCTTATTTTTATAGGCATTACCTGCCTGCAAAATACATGCAGGGCCTTCATCAGGTGCATATAAAACACCGCGCCTCGTATCAGGATTTCAGGGATTATGACCTTATCATCCTGCAGAGCCAGTGGAACCTGAGCCAGAAGGGAAATATTCAGGCGCTGCAGGCTCAGGGCAAAAAGGTTGTTTTTGAGATAGACGACAACATCTGGGAAATCCCTCATGGCAACGAAAGCAGAAACTATTGGACCCCTGACAAGCTCAAGGACATCAAGGAGATGTTTACTATCTGCGATGCGATAATCACCACCACAAAACCCCTTGCAGATATCCTCCGACAATTTAATTCAGAGGTTTATGTGATTCCGAATTACATAGAAGAAGGCACTGAGGCATCAGGCACAAAGGCACTAAGTAGTCTTTCCTCAGTGCCTTCTTCAGCCGTGCCTATCCGAATCGGCTATGCCGGCAGCATGTCTCATGCCCCGGATTTTACTCCTGAAATTATCAGCGCGCTAAAGGACATAAAAGTAAAATATGGTAAAAAAGTGCAGTTAATTTTCCTGGGCTATATGCCTGACGCATTACGCAGTGCGCAGTGCGATATAGAATATCACGATTATGTCCAGCCCCTGCAATATATGGAAACTTTAAATAATCTGTATCTTGATATTGGCATTATCCCATGTGAGATTAATAAATTTAATCACTGCAAGAGCAACCTCAAATTTCTTGAGTATTCGATGGCAGGCATTGCGACAATAGCATCGCCAGTGCAGCCGTATCTTTCTGTAGAAAGGCACAGTCTACGACCCATGGGAGGCACAGAGGCACAGAGGCACATAGACATCACTCAAGATAACTCATACGATTCATGGTTTCACAGCCTCAGCGTACTCATTGATAAAGAAAAATTAAGGGCAGATATTGCCATGTATGCAAATGCCTTTGTAAAAAATTATCTCATCAAAAATAAAATCAGCGAAATAGATAAGGTGTATAATCAGATAGTCAGAAAAAAAGGAATGAGGGTGTGAAAATTAAAAAAATACCAATCACAGACTTAAAACCCGCTAACTACAACCCTCGCAAGATCACAGATGAACAGTTAGAGCGACTCAAAAAATCCTTACAGGAATTCGGCGACCTTTCAGGCATAGTCTTCAACCGCAGGACAGGCAACCTTGTCGGCGGACATCAAAGAATCAAATGCCTGCCACCTGATGTAAAGATAGAAAAGAAAGAACTGAAAGAAAAATCCAAGACAGGCACAAAGGCACAGGGCTTTATTATTTTTGATGGTGGTGAAAAACATACATACCGAGAAGTTGATTGGGACGAGGCAACAGAGAAAATGGCGAACATCGCAGCTAATAAACACGGCGGAGAATGGGATAAGGAAAAGCTCTGGGAATTATTAAAAGAACTCTCTGAAATGCCTAACTTTGACTTTGGCCTTATAGGTTTTGATGATTCTGAATTGGAAAATTTTTTAAATCAAGAAATATTAGAAGAAAAAATTGAAGAATTAAAACCCTACTTGATGTCGCATATACTTTTAAGCTTTCCACCTGAGAAATTAATGGATATCGCTCCGCATCTTGAGAAGATATTTGATATTGAGGGGGTAGAGCATGAGCAATCATCGAACTGATAATTCTTTTTTGTGGGACAAAATAGCCCTCAGGTTGAATCACATTCCGCACAAGCCATTGCTTACTGTGCTTGACGCCTTTGGCGGTGACGATGTGATATGGAATAAAATCAAGGAACGGTATGACGGTGAGATAAACATTTTGCGATGCGACCAGAAAGCTGATAAAAAAGGCGCATATCTGCGGGGCAACAACGTGAAGTTTCTGCGGGCAATGGACCTTTCCCGTTTTGATGTAATTGACCTTGATGCATATGGATATCCTTATGCTCAACTTAAGGAAATCTTCAAATGGCATCACCGGCGCAGGCTGGAGGCAATGGTTTTTGTGACCGCGATACAGGTAAGTTTCAATGCATTGCCTTATGGGATGTTGGAAGAGCTTGGATACCCAAAGGCGATGATAAGGAAGATTCCAACATTGTTCGCCGGCAATGGAATAGAGAAGATGAGACGATATTTAGCCCTGCACGGTGTGCACAAGATAAACAGGAGGAGCAGCGACAGAAAACATTATTTTTGCTTTGAGCTAAAAAAGACTTGACATTATAGGCAGTGTCATGATAGAATAATATTATCAAATAAAAGGAGGTGTTATATGTCAATCATCTATGAGCCGCGCGGGAAGGCGCGAGAGTATTGCGAATTGGCAGTAAACCTGTATCATGGATGCGATCACGGCTGTAAATATTGTTACGCGCCTGCGGCGACATATAAGACCCGCGAGGAATTCCTCAATGTCCGCCACAGGCCCGGCATCATCGAACAGATCAGGAAAGAAGCGCCGGCTCACAATGGCCGAGAGGTATTGCTCTGTTTCACCTGTGACCCGTATTCGGGCTTTGCCGCAGGTACCGGGACCACTCGCAAGGCGATTGAGGCTTTGCATGATGGCGGGGTCAACGTTGCGATTCTGACAAAGGGCGGGGAAAGAAGCGTGAAAGATTTCGCTTTTTTGAAAGCCTCGGATAAATATGGAGCGACTCTCACGTTTCTCAGTGATGCCGACTCGAAGGAATGGGAGCCAGGAGCTGCGTTGCCAGTCGAACGGATCGCGGCGCTGAAACAGGCAAAGGCAAGCGGCATTACCACATGGGCCAGTTTCGAGCCTGTAATTGATCCTGAGCAAACATTGAAATTGATCGAGATGACATTTCGTATAGTTGATATTTATAAGATCGGAAAATGGAATCACGATGTAAGAGCGAAAGAGATAGATTGGAGAGCTTTTGCAGAGCGGGCAAAATCTCTGCTGGAAAGCATGGGCGTGAAATATATGCTCAAAAAAGACCTTGCTGCATATCTGGATGAAGCTGCATGAAAAAAATATCCGGGAAACAACAAGGGGCGCGGATGACTCTCCGATTGCCCTCCTCTCTTCAAGAGGCGCTCAAAATAACCGCAGCAGCAGAGGGTTTGCCCCTCAACACCTATTGCCTTTATATTTTGAGCCGCCATGATATTTATAAGGCTAATAAGCCTATAAAAAGAATTAATAAACTAAAATAAAAAAAAGACTTGACATTATAGCTGATGTCTGATATAATATAATCAAGAGTAAGGGATGGTTTCCGTCCCGCAAAAGCCGCCTCCTCGGCGGGGTAAAAAATGAGGACGGTCTCCCGACCGAGGCGCAACCCACAGGGCGCCAAGGGGTGGGAGAAAGGAGGAGGAAGATAATGACAACAGCAACCGCAACAAAAAAGACCCTGCAGTATCAGAAGTATTTCAGCCGTTACGGGATCGAGAGGGGCGCGACATATGTGAGGGCAGATTTTACCGCCCGCCTCAAATACGATGCTCTTAAACTCCAGTCATCAGTCCCCGGCGCATACTTTGCGCAATCAGGCCTCAGGCATGAGTATACCCTCATCAATAGAGAGATAGAGACTCTAACTACCGGCGATAAGCAGAGTGACCGCCTAAACAGCAAATCTGAGGTAAAAAGGCGTAAATTTGTTGCCGCCCACATCCGCACTTGCCGCAAACTCCAGCGGGCGCTTAAGGCTGTAACCCCGGCTGTTATTGCAAAAGTCGCCGACCTCCAGAAACGCCATGCCGAGATCATCAAGGAGATCCGTAAAATCAATTCCGAGGCGCTGACAACTCACAAAAAAGCCGCCTCCGCCGCCCGCGAGGCAGAGAAGCAGGCGCTCACAGACGGCCGCTTTTGGGAGTGCTCAGAAAACACATTGAAAAATTACTTCAACGTACCTTTTGATCGCCGTAAGCTGCTGGATGTTTCCGAGCAGTTTCGCGCTGCCTTATTTGTGGAGCTGGAATACGGCGGTTACGGGACTGGGATTGTGCCGACCCACCGCGCCTATCTCTGCGGCATTGACGATAACGGCGAGGAGTGGGGTTTCCGCCTGGAGGCGAGTTGGGATTATAACGATAAAGTCGCGGATGCGATGGCAGTACTATGGGAGGTCCCAAAAACTATCATCGAGAAAAGTTTCCGCCAGGGCGAGATAATCTTCTGGCCCGACCAATTCCCGGTAGGCATCACCATGCAGCCTGCTGAAGACTGGCAGATCGCCCCATCACACGTGATAACTTCTCCGTCATTGAGACGGAGCAGGGTATCATACATATACTCCGATGACCCGATCACAGTGACCCATCCGACCCATAAGCCGTTAATTCTCCCTGCCGGAGAATACAGATTTGCAATCCACGAGGCAGACGCGGATTAACATCACAACACACAAGGGCGGCATAGTCCGCCCTTATTTTTTTTAAAGGAGGACATATGCAAATCCTAACCGTCATCACCCAGGCCTGCGACATGGCCCGGCGTAAATTCACCCGGGGCGAGCAGTCCATGCTGATCGATATTTTTAATGGCACTGCCCTGACCCCCGGCATTATCGGGCAGCACCTGACCGCGCAGGTAGAAGACAGCTTCCGCCTCTACCCCGGAACCTACGAAGATAAATGGGGCGTGACCGAAAAAGAGATGATGGAGAAGATCAACTCCCTCGATCCGCTGAACGCAATATTCATGGAACTGTGGGCAATAGGCTTCTGGGCAGTCAACACCAGCGAGGCTGGACAATTGGAGGATTACTTATCAGGGGAACTCAATTTAAATAGCCGTATCGAGGATATTATTATACAGTTACATGCCGTCTGCGATAGACTGGAGCAGACTAAGAGCGCATTTAAAAGCGCTTCTATAGCCGAAGCCCGCACCGCAGTAGAAAAAGCCGCTGACACCCTCCGCCTTATACTGTAATTTTTTTCAGAAATCTCCTCTAACCCCTCTTTGTCAAAGAGGGGTTTTCTTTTATGCGAAGCATCCTTTGGACTGGATTCTCTACGAGTCGTAGACCCGATTATTACCTTAGCGGGAATGACAAAAAGTAAATCTGCGTCCATCTGCATAAATTTACGGCTAATTTTCTTCCCCCTGCCAGAACATGAAACGTTTTTTTGTTATATGTAATACATGGCAGGCGAAGAACGTGAAGAACGGATAAAACTACTAAAACAGAAACTTACCCTCATAGAAGTCAGTTTGACTAATGCGACTAATGCTCTTAAATCCGGCAAGGTCGTTTCCGGCACGCTGATTGAAGAACTTATATCCTCAAGGGATGCACTGAAAAAACAAATCGCCCGGCTTGAAGCCGGAGAAGAAGATAACGCCCCCGAACCCCCTCTTAAATTAAGAGGGGGAGACGAAGGCGGGGGAGTTAACGAAATAGGCATCCCTGAATCGCTTTGTTTTAAGCGCTCTTACACTATGTCTGACGCCGCGTTTGCCGCCCGGCGCCGGAATACTAAAAAATCCACAGGGCCCCGCACAAAAGAAGGCAAAAATAAATGTAAGCTCAACGCCTGGAAACACGGCAAGTATGCGCAAAATTATATTCTGCATAAAATCAAACCCTGCCTGTCCTCCTGCTCCCATTATCCATGCGAGCTCGTTAAAGACGGTTCAACTGAGCCTGGCGGCCAATGCCTTGATAAGTCAGCGGTCATTCAATATTATGCGGCAATTTGCGAGGCTGTGAAGAACAAAAAATATGATGACTTTAACGAGCTCGCAGCCTTCACACTTGCAGAGCAAATACACGTAGTGCGGACTTTGATGGAGGATATCCAGCGTGACGGCACAATGCTGAAACGTTACAAATATGACAAAGACGGCAATAAATTAGATTATGAAGTCGTTCCGCATCCATCGCTCCTGTCTCTTGCAAAACTCATTGACAGCCTAAACCTTACCCCTGCTGAGATGATGATTACGCCCTTGGCGCTTGCAAAGCAGAAGACCGACAATAAAAAAGCAAAGGCCTTATCTGTTTTGATGAGCGGTTTCGGACTTGGAGAATCTCCTGAAGAAGATGAGGAAGTAGAAATCGGCAAAGGGGAGGATGAAGATTGACAGCTATTATGGACGTGGCCGAACCTGTCTGCATCAAAGACCTTCAAAAAGGCATTCTTGTTCCACGTGAGGATTTTGAGTTATGGCTGGAAAAACACGACTGGACCTGGCATCAGGCAGCGCGCAATGAATTTCCTGATTTTGTCTGGAGGCATTATTACACCAAAAAAATTAAAATGGTCAAATCTTTTACCGGCCTTGGCGCATTCCAACTGGCCTGCATAGCAAACGACCGGGTGCTTTTTGCCCAGATGTTCATGCGCGAACCTGACGACCCACAGCACAAAGACCCGTGGAATTTATTTGATTATCAAAAAAAGTCTCTCCGCATCCAGACACACACTATCCACAAGACCGGCACTGGCGTGGGCAAGACCCGCGAGATAATAATTGTCGGCACTCATTTTTTCCAGACTGAACAAAACGGCAGGGGTCTTGTAGGCGCGGTGCAGCAGGAACATATTAACGACATCATTGAGGGTATGGTTGAACAAATATCCTGGAACCCCGACCTTGCGCCCGGACTGAAACATCATACAAAACATCCGCACCACACTATGTACGGCCGCAATGGTTTTAAATTATGGTTTCGGCCTGCTTCGCATGATGGACATGCCTTCAGAGGGAAACATGCCACATGTGTAGCGATTTACGAAGAGGCTGCAAAGGCTGACCAGGATTTACAGTGGACTGAATTTTTCAGAGCCGTAAAACATAACTGCATAGTCAAGGCATACTCAGTCCCTGACGGCAGAAGAGACACGCATTTTTACCGTTTGAGCAAGCTTTCCGAAGGCGTCAAAGACGCTGATGAAGCAAAATCTCTAAATGAAGCCCTGAAAAATCTCGGCATAGGCGGCAGGAAATTTATTCTTTTTAAATTTCCCAAAACCATAATGCCGCCGCCGCATTGGAGCGATGATGCAAAAGCCGAGGCGATTGTTATGTACGGCGGCGAAGATAAACCGGGATACAAGCATAACATCCTCGGCGAAGATGGAGACCCGGAGAATACCGTTTTCCCGTGGAATGAATTCCGATGGGTCATTAAAGATATACCTGAATATCGCTATCTCAGCATTATTGTCACCTCCGGCGAGGTTATTGTGCGCGGTTATCGTTTTGACCTTACCCAGGGCGCAGACGGTCCAGTGCCAAAGCCTGTTTTAATTCTTGACGCCAATTACAGTATTTCAGGTTTTTTTGATTATGGTTTGTTCGCGACATCTTCAGGAATAGAAATGTCGGACTCGGAATTTAGAAAACTTATCAAGAGTTTTTTTGTTTCCGTGCCCGGGCTGAAACGCGGGGGCGGGGATTTTGGTTATTCTCAGGACCCCACGCAAATTACTGTCCGGCTGATTATCGGCAAAGTAAAGCGCCGTATTGCCCGGCTTGAGCTTAAACACGTTACTTATGACCAGCAGTGTCAGGCGCTTGATGCAATGGATGACATTTATGGTCCTATGGAATCAATCTCATGGGGCACTGATTTTGGCAATGCCGGCAGCGCTGTTGCTCATGACCTCTTTGGACTGCCTCAATATCAGCATAAACACTACGCCGACCGGCTCAAAGGATTTCAGTTTGAATCAACGGCCGACAACATTGATGAGGACGGCAATCCCATTATTGACGCCAAAGACGGCAAGCCCGTAAAAATCACGTTAAAGGAACTTGCTACTGACCATATGACCCGGCGTATTCAGCGGCAAACCCTTGAGGAGCCCCCTGACCCGGAAGTGATTAGTTTTTTTACAGGCCATACCAGCACGCAGGGCAAACACAGGATTTACAGCAAGGATAATGACCATATCATTGATGCAGATAGGGCGGAGACGCTTGCAGAAATACTTGGCGTTGAAGTAAATGACTATTTTGTCAGCGGGGTCAATATAAGATGAAGAAAAAAATATTTGCCACAGATTTACACGGATATACACAGATTTATTTTTCTATTTTCTCATCTGTGTTCATCTGCGAAAATCAGCGGCTAAAAAATTAATGAAAGTCAGTGGCTAAAAAAAATGATGAAGAAAAAAACAAGACATAACGCAAGGCGCAGTACGCAAGACGCAGTACGAAAACAAAAAGCATCAAACGTGTCCACATCCCCACAGATTACCGATGTCTCTCCGCAGGGATATATGACCAGATGGTTTAGCGATTATATCTTTCGCAAGGTCTCAGGTGATTTTTATGAAGTTCTGCGTGAAGGCATACCGATTATTGACGCTGCAATAAGAAGACTTATTTCTCTTAATGGCACGATTAAAATTATCGGCGACAACATGCCGCTCGTTAAAGAGCTTGAAGATTTCTGTTTGTACGTGCCTGTGAATGACATGCAGAAAGGCATTCACGCATTTCTGGAAAACTCATCAAATGAAACCTTTGAGCAGGGCTTTTCTATCTCTGAATTCATAGCGACAAAAGACAGAAAAGATATTGCCTCGCTCAGGGTAGCGGACAGCAAAAATATTATTTTTCGCAGGAATGCAGAAAGCAAGGCAGAACCGTGGTACCGTTACGGCGTTCTAACAACAAGTAGTTATACGCTTCCCGGAAGTGTTATAGAGCAGATAATTAATGCGAGTTATGGCCAGACAGTAAGCTATGGCGGCGTAGAGGAGACAAAACTTAATCTTGACAATAAACTCTATTTTTCAATCAACAACGAAAACAGCAATCCTTACGGCGTCTCAATCATGCGCTCTCTTGAGTTTGTTGCGCAGATACTTGTGACAATCCAGAACAGCATTAAATTTTCAGCAGAGCGTTTTGGAAGTCCGATGTATCATGTCCACCGCAAAGGCAAATTCCCGGGCAATGCCGACCCTGTGGCAGAGCAAAAAAAATTGCAGACTGATTTTAATACTATCATCTCCTCAAAACTCAAGGGTCAGACTGCTGACCTGGTTACCGTTGGCGGCACTGACTCAGAAGTAGCAGTGAAGGTCATCGGAGGAGAAGGGCAGATATTGACTTTTGATATCCAACTCAGGCATCTGCTTGAGCAGATTGTATCAAAAACAAACTTGCCTGCCTGGCTGCTCGGAGTGTACTGGTCTACAACAGAGCGCATGGCAACGCTTGAGATTGAGGCCGCGCTTGCTGACGCAAAAATAAGACAGTTTGCTATGCTTCCTGAGTTTATCAGGCTTTTTTCAACTTTTCTTAAACTCAGAGGCAGGACCTGGAATTCTGTCACCACGTCCCTGGACCGCGCCGGTGATTGGGGCATTATTTTTGAAACCCCGAACCTCAGAGACATCCTGGCTATTGCGCAGGCAAAATTTTTAACAGCCCAGGCTGACCAGATGGGAGCGATTGCAGGGACAGCAAAAGGCACAAAGGCACAAAGGCATATAGGCACACAGGCACACAGGCACAAAGGCACAGAGGCACGGGAATGTTCCTGCGGCAAGACGCATTACGCAGTACGCGGTACACAGTACGTTATTAAAGAACTCCAGCGTCCAACACCCTGGCCTGAGCTGGATAGGGTTGAGGATGATTATGAGACAACCTTAAAGACCCGCTGGCAGGAGATGCAGGAGAAAGTATTTTTGATTTTGAAATTGAGTAACGCCCCCCAACCCCCTCTTAAATTAAGAGGGGGCGAAGGGGGAGTTAAAGACGACCTTCCCGGGCTTGAAGCTTTCATTTTCACAGAGGTGCAGCGCGCTCAGATTATGCAGGCATATAAAGACTGGCTCGGCGCATTTGATATTGCAGATGAGAATTCAGCCATCAGATGGTATTACGGACAATCCTACAGTCTTGGTCTTATCCAGGCCGCGAACCTCATCGGCAAAGACAGACCGATTCTTGACATCATCAAAAATAAAGAAATATTTGATGAACTTTGTAAAAATGGCTTCAAACTTGTCAAAGATAATGCTGAGCTTGAGATTGACAAAATTCAGAATTTAATAGAATCGCATGTAATTGCCGGCTCTAACCCAATACAGGTTGCAAGGATATTAGAAAACGAATTTAAAGGCAAGGATTACGACTGGGAGCGCCTGGCCCGCTCTGAGATGTCTATGGCTGCAGAAAGGGCCAAGATTGATGAATGGACTGAATGGGACATAAAGAGAGTTGAATTTAAGCCGGCGCCTGATGCATGTCCTATTTGTATTGCAGTAGCAGGAGATTATGACATCGGAACATGTCCGATACCTGTTCAGGATACGCATCCGAGATGTCGTTGTGGAATCCGGGTTTCTCAATCTGAAACATAGAATGAAGAAAAAAATTTCAGCCACAGATTTATACGGATTTACACAGATAAAAAATATTTCCGTGGCTAAAAAAATTCTCTGCCAGAACATGAAACAAATTTTTGTTATAAGTAGTGCATGAAAGAAAAGGCACAAAGGCAGAAGAAAGGCAAACAGAAGGCACAAAGTAAAAGAAGGCACAAAGGCACATAGGCAAAAGGAAGGCAAATGAAAAGCAATGACATGAATGTAAAAGATGCGCAGATTAAGATTGCAGAGATGATTTCTGCAGAGGAAATTAATGCCTTTATCGCCGGTGATGAGCGAAAAACCGTCCTTGACGCGGCAGCGGCAAAGATAAAAGAACTGGCAGGACTGAAGCAGGGCGAGCAGGCAGGTCCTATTACAAAAGATACCCATGATTTTAAAGACGGCGTCCAGAAGACAAAATCATTTGTCACATGTGAGGACGTGATAGATAAGATGCGGAAAGAGGGAAAGAAGATATGACCCTTAATTTTCCTTTTTATGTCATTCCCGCATGTTTTAAGCGGGAATCCAGTATTTATGTTTCTGGATGCCCGATTATCCCGAAGTATCGGGAACAGAAAGGCATAACGGTATGAAGTTTAAGACATACGAAAAGCAGTTTAGCATTAAGGCAGCCGGTGTTGAAATAACTCCGGAAATTCTCGCAAAGATAAATCACTATGCTGTCAAAGAACTTACTGCAGAAGATGTTTATGTGCGCAAATATCTGATGGCGTACAATGCAGTGGACCGTGATAACGAAAGATTTACGGAAATTCTCCTTGATGATTTTGCAAAGACATTCCCCGGCAAGTCGTTTTTAGTTGGGCATGACCGTTCTGCCCCTGGCATCGGCTTATATTTCGCTGCCGCAACTGAAAATCTTACTCCTGAACAATTTAAAGAACTTACAGGGGAAGAAGCGCCGCTTCCTGAAGGCCTGACCTCTGTAAAAGTCCTTTATGGATGGATATATCTTGTGAAGGCTGATTTCAACGAAAAAATAATTGCCAATATAGATGCAGGCATTTACCGCCATGCCTCTATTGGTTTTAGGGCGTCGGATTTGAAACCTATCAAAGGTCAGTATGACAATATTTTGTACTGGGAATACTCTTCTCCCGGCGAGGCGCTTGAGGGTTCTCTTGTGTGGCTTGGAGCGCAGCCCGGAGCCACAGCTCAGAAATCCGCAGATGATAATGTGTTGTGTTTGAATTGTAATAAATTTTTTGATTATTCAAAACAGATAGAAATAGCAATGGGAGCTGTTAAATGTCCTGAGTGTTTTGCAATAGTTAATCAAGAAGGAGAAGCGCTAACAGAAAAAAACAATTCTAAAAAAGGAGGGAAGAATATGGAAAAACTTCTCAAGATGTTAATGAAGTTGTTTCCGGGCAAGTCCTTTACGGAGGAAGGCCTCGGAGACGAGATAAAGGCAGCCCTTGACGAACACGTCAAGGCAGAATCGCAAAAGGCAGTGGATGCTGCATCTGCTCCGCTTAATCAGAAGATTGCTGAACTTACCCCTCTTGCCGCAGACGGCAAGGCTTACAGGGACGGCATGGTCAGCAGCTATGTGGCCCAGAAAGCAAAACTTGAAGAGGTAAGCGAAAAACCCGAGGACCAAAAGGCGCTCAGGGAAGTTGTGGAGAAATACCCGGTTGACTTCCTTAAATCCGAAGTCGCTCATCTGCAGAAAAGAGTTGAGGAAAAGTTCCCTGCAAATCCTCAGACTCAGGGCGACGACCGCAGGGATAAATCCGGCGGAGAAGCTGATAAAAATCAGTTGATTCCAGAAGAGGAAAAGGAGGGCAAATAGATGGCGACAGGAACTGTAAGAGATAGTTTGCAAAATATAAGGACGCTTAAACTGGCGCACAGCGTTGCTGTAACCGCAGGCGATGTAATTGTCAGCAACGGCCAGGTTTTAGTGGCAGTCAATACTGCATTAATCAATGCAGATAATGCATACGTATTCCGCGGCAAGACTGAATTCCCAAAGGAAGCCAGTCTTGCAGTTAACGTGGGCGATGTATGCTACTGGCTTGCAGCATCAGGTTATATCACCAAAACAGTGGGCAGCAATACCAAGACCGGCATCTGCGTTGAAGCAGCCGCAGCAGCTGATGAAGTTGTACTGGTAATGCTTGATGAAAACAAATAAAAACCGTATGAAGAATTTAATATTAGCCACAGATTTACACAGATTTACACAGATTTATTTTTCTATTTTCTCATCTGCGTTCATCTGCGAAAATCCGCGGCAAAACAAGGAGGGATGAAAAACAATGAAATCGCTAAGAAGAAAAAGAAATAAGAAAATCCAGACAATGGCTGTCTGGGGGCTGCTCATTGTAGTGGTCTTCTTTGTTATGGGGCTGGTAGGACTCGGCGCACAAAGCCCGGAGGCGGCAGTGGGTATTTTTGCCGGAATGCCGATGATGTTAGGCATGGTCTATGGCCAGAAAATCTTCAACTGGAAAAAAATTCATGAGATCAAGACCCTTGAAGAGAAAAAAGAAAAGATTATTAACGCCGCTGACCATTTTATGCAAAAAGTCAATGCAATGCCTGTTACGGGTTCAAAGATTATAGGCCCTGACGCTAACTTAATGGCTGCGGTGCCGGTTGTACTCGTTATGTCAGACACAATAAAAACACCTGACAGGGGTTATGAAATGCTTTTTGATGAGGTGGATATGAGGACGTCAAACAACGATACTTTTGAAGTCCTTGACATCTCTGGCGGAGTGACATTCTATCAGCAGATTACAGGCGAAGAGGTTAAGATGTCAAAAATACCATCTTCGGCAAAAACCCTTGTGAGTTATTTGAGATTCAGCGGCGGGTTGAACATCCTTGACGACTGGATCAGGTTTAATAAATTTTACCTGATTGACAGACTCTTTGGCGATACCATCAAAAAATGGTGGACCAAGAAAGCCACTATTTTCTATGGGCTGCTTACTGCCCTTAGCTCAGCCATCAATGAGGCGTTTGCCACTGATGATGTGACTACCATCAATAATGCCTGCTCCACAATTCTGACCAACCTTGAAGCAGCAGGTTATGATGTTGATGAAAATGCCCAGTTTGTTATTACTTGTAATCCTAAGCTCAGAGGCAGGATATTTAAGGCAATCGCTGCAACCTTTGTGATGCCAAATACCAATAACAACCAGCTCGTTTATAACATCTCGGCTGTTGTCAGCACCACAAAAATTGCAAATACGTCTTACTATGTTTCTCTTCCGGGCGTGAAAAACCAGAGAGGCGAATGGGAAGACCTCAATGCGCGGCCTGCACAGCGCGATGAAAGACTTCTCGGCGCGGCCCATATCTGGACAGGTTCGTATAATGGCATTATTGGCGAGGCAAAACAGCACAGAAGGTGTGCGCTGTCATAAAAAAAGTAAGCAGTAAGCAATAGGCATAAACAGTCCAGTGTTGACATAAACTGTCAACATTGGACTTTAACTGAAACTGAAAGCCAATAATGATATGCCAAAGACAACGCCTGAAGATTACATAAACCTCGGCTTTACAGCCGCAATGTTTAAACAGGAAACTGATGAGGTTTTTAAACAGTTTATTGGTTTTGTAATTTCAGAGCAGGCGCCGCTGCTTGAAGGCAGGGTCGGCACAACTGCATACAACTCCACTTCATCGCCGACAAAATATTATGTCAAACGCGCAGAGCTTTGCCTTACTGCCGAAGAGCTTGTACAGAGGAGAATTAACATAATCCTTGGCAATGTTGTCGGCGCAGGGCATGAAATAGATATATCCCATGAAGGCGCGCAGAAAAAGGCGTATCTTGACGAGGCAAATGCCCTGATTGAAAAGATTACCGCCGGCATTACATCAGACAGCGCTGATTTTGCATCAGGGGTATTGGTGACAAATCATTTTGTTCCTTCAACAGACACGGAATGACATTAGACAAAAAATAGACATTAGACAAGAGGCAGACATCAGAGAAAAAAAGAAACAGGGGAAAGATTTTTTTAGCCACAGATTGGCGCAGATGAACACAGAAAAAAAGACAAAAAATTGTTTTTAAAAAGAAAAATATTCTTATCGGTGCATATCTGTGTAAATCCGTGGCAAAAAGGTTTGATTTTACCATGCTTGATATACAGGTAAAAATTGAAGGCGATAAGGTTATTATTGAAGGTCTTGGCAAAATTGCGCAGGAGCTTCCCGGAGCAATTACAAAAGGTCTTACACGCTCTGCAAAAGGCATCCACGGGAATGCCCAGGATTTTCTGTCAGGCGCCGGCGCTAAAGGCGAAACAACAGGGTTTGCATATGCTGATATAAAAACCAGAAAACTAAAAATCTCAAAGCAGAAATGGACTCCGCAATCAATCCCTGCAGGCGGTTATCCAGTGCCTGCCCGAAGAAAACATTTATTAGGTTCTTTATATTGGTTGAAACCCGGGACATCAAGGACGCATGAAAGCGGAAAAACTTTTACCGTAGGCCCTCATGAGGTAATTATTTCCGATTCTGCAATCTATCAACATCCAATCCATGAAGGCACGTGGACTCAAACAAAACATGGACCGAGGCGCTTTCTTACAGATGCCCTGACAAAATTTAATCAGGGTGACAGGATAAAAAAGATTATGGAAGAAGAAATTCAGAAGGCAAAGGAGAAAGCAAAATTATAAATAAAGAAAATTTGCCACGAGACTTACACAGACTAAAAAAAAGAAAGTCAGTGAGAGTCAGTGGCAAGAGAATTTATGATTAATTTATATCTAAATGCCCTTAAAATAAGGCTGCAAAACAATCAGGCTCTTACTGATTTTTGCCAGACAAATTTTGGAAGAAATCTCTCAGTCCGCCGATTTTTTAAAAACAGAGCAGAGATTAACGCATCTGATCTGCCGCTGATTTTTATCACACGCCCGGCAATCAAAAGAGAATTCGCAGGCAATATTTCAAAAAAAGAGCACTCAATAGCTTTGTACGGCCTTTTGCACTGGCCCAAAGAAGATGATGAAGGTCTTTCAAGGGCGCAGGACTTAAGCATTGAGTTTGAGGAGCTTATTGAGGACGCAGTGCATATATATACGGGACTGACGGGCGATATATCTATGGCGCTCACAGACGGAGATTCTGAGAACGATGAAGGCATATTTCATCCTGTTTATGCTCTTGTTAAGCACCTGATTATTAAGGACAGATGAAGAATTTAATATTAGCCACAGATTTACACAGACTTTTTAAAAAAAGAGTCAGTGAAGGTCAGTGGCAAGAAAGTTAGTGGCTAAGGAATTAATGTCTGAGCTATTCAGAACTCTTGAAAGGCGTGTTAGTGTAATGGAATGTATCCTGAAAAAATACGGCGACGAGCAGTTTTCCAAAATCAGAGCTATTGAATCTGATCTGGGATGGATAAGAAAGTGGAGATGCAGAATGGAGAAGTATGGAGACCGTATTCTGTGGCTGATTATTGTTTTTGTTTTAGGATTTTTCTTTCTGCTTCTGCTGAAAGAGGCAAAGATTGTGACGAGCTTATTAGGGGGTTCAAAATGATTCAATGTCCTGTGTGTGGTCATATTTTGAGTAAGGAAGAAGTACAGATTAAGATTTGTTCGGAGTGTGAGCATAAACACCATACAAATGAGGTGTATCAGGAAAATAGTAAATTAATGCAGGAAATAAAAGAGCTTGACTCTGCCAACACAACTCTTACAAGAGCGCTTTTTCATAACAACGAGCAGCTTGTCAACGCTTTTATTTCACAGGTAGACGCACAAGACAGATATACCGGCCAGCATTCAAGACGCGTAGCAATGCTGTCAGTTCAAATTGGCAAACTCCTGAACTTCAAACATAATGTTTTATTGCAGCTTGAAAAATCCGCTCATCTGCACGACATTGGCAAAGCGTATGTAAATGAGGCAATTCTTAATAAGAGCGGAAAACTTACAGATGAAGAAATGAATGTTATGAAAAAACATCCTTTAAAGGGCGTGGATTTAATTAAGCATATTGATTTATTTTCATATGCGGTTGATGTTATCCATTACCATCATGAAAGGTGGGACGGTAAGGGATATCCTGACGGACTGAAAGAAATGGAAATCCCTTATTGGGCCAGGATAGTCGCCATCGCTGATGCGACAGATGCAATGATGATAGAGAGGCCATACAGACAGGCATTACACCGAGATAAGATAATTCACGAACTAAAAAATAACGCCGGCATTCAATTTGACCCGCTCATTATCGCTGAAATATTTAAGTCTGACAAAGATGAAGTATTTTTTAAGATTACAGAAAGGGGTGAATAATTTATGCTTAGCATTATAGGCTCGTTACTGGGTTTTGCAGGTTCTTTTTTCCCGTCGCTTCTTAAATTCTATCAGGACAAGAGGGATAAAGAGCATGAACTGAAAGTCATGGAAATGCAGATAAAGGCTCAGTCTCAGGCTCATACTGAAAGACTTGAAGAAATTAGCGCTGAAGCAGATATAGCGGAAAGCAAGGCGCTGTATCAATCAGCGCAGGTAACGCTTTCAGGCGTTAAATGGGTTGATGCTGTAATAACCTTTATGACTTCCAGCGTCAGGCCGGTAATAACTTATGCTTTTTTCTTTATTTATAGCTGGGTCAAGGTTGAGCAGTATGAATTAGTTGGTGATATTGCTAAGGTCTGGAATCAGGAAGATATGGCTATATTTTGTACAATTATTTCTTTTTGGTTTGGCGCCAGGAGCATGAGGTATTATCTTGGTAAAAAAGCATAGATTTATGACCTCTCAAGGCATAGATTTAATAAAACAAATTGAGAGTTTTTTTAGTGCGCCTTATTGGGATTATAAAGGATTTTCTATTGGGTATGGGCATCTTATTAAAAATGGAGAATCATTCACATCTATAACTGAGAATGAAGGCGAGAAAATCTTGAGGAAAGATTTATTTGCATCTGAAAGGGCTGTTTTAAGATTTATTAGCGTCTCTTTGACGGATGGGCAATTTGACGCTTTATGTTCTTTTACTTTTAACCTGGGCGGCGGGGCGCTGCAAAGAAGCACATTAAGACAGAAGCTTAACAGAGGCGAAGATAAAGAAGATATTGCCCCTGAGTTCTTGAGGTGGGTTAGGGCAGGCGGAAAAATTTTGAGAGGGTTAATTAAAAGACGCCAGATAGAAATGGAGTTATTTTTAGCATAATATGAATGAAGAAAAAATATTAAAGCTTATAGAATGTATGAAAAAGGGATTCAATAAAGAAAGGTGCTCGGAATGTCCTAATTTTGGAAATTGTCATAAGTTAAATTTAATCAGGTGAGGAGTCTAAAAATATAGTGTTAGCTATCCCGATTCCATCAAATAGCTTTATACCATTAAGTCAGAAGGGCGCGGCTAATGGAGTGGCGACTCTTGATGTTTCCACATTAATTCCGCTTGTTCAGATTCCGGCGACTTTGACCGGCAAAGACGCTGATACGCTTGACGCTTACCATGCTTCCTCATTTTCATTGGTTGGGCATAACCATGATACTGCTTATGCTCCATTATCTCATGTAAGCACCGCTGATGCGCATTTACCAAGTCAGACTGGCAATAGCGGAAAATTTCTTTCTACAAATGGTTCGGTAACAAGTTGGGCTGATGTATCAAGCGGTGTAACAGACCATTCATTATTAAGCAATCTTGCGTATGCGTTATCAGGACATACTGGATTTGAGCCAACTGTCACAAAAGGCAATCTCACAGCAGGTTCAAGTAAAATCACAATCGGCGGGACTGGGACAGGGGCTTTAATTGGAGCAGGCGCTTCGGTGGATGTTAATCAGGCAAATTTAGACCACGGTTCAATTGGGGGACTTGGGGATGATGACCACACGCAGTATGCCTTACTTCTTGGCAGGGCTGGTGGACAAACCTTAATCGGCGGGACGGCAAGCGGAAATAATCTCACTTTACAATCCACATCCAACGCCACCAAAGGCAAAATCCTATTTGGCACTTCGGCTTATGACGAGGTGAATAATGTATTAGGATTAAACACGGCAACGCCTTCTTCTTTATTTAAATTGGATATAGTTGGCAATCAGAGAATTACTTCTACTACTTCTGATGGTTTGCGTATTACCCAAACTAATGGCAATAGGGGGCTATTTATAGATGCTTTCGCAACAACGGGTGTGACACAAAATGCTATTGGGTTAAACGTTAAAGCACAATACAGCGGTGGATTTTCCACAACTGGTAATTTTTTGGGTGGAAAATATTGGGTTGAAGCGGCTGGCAGTGGAAGCGGATATACGGCAGGAAAAGCGATAGCAATTCAAGCAGATTTAGTGGATAATTCCGATTCCCTTCCTACATTCACGAGTGTCTATAATTTTTTTGCCAATGCGAGCCAGTTAAACGCAACAGACGCTTATGGAATGTATTTAACCGCCCATTCAGGAATAGTTATCAACGCTTATGGGATATACCTTCAAAAACAAACAGTAGGTACTGTAAAAAACTACGGGATAGTTTTAGCTGGTGATGGTATAGGGAGTGATTTAGTTTTAGGAGCGGGAAACGATATTACTTTAAATTATGATGGTTCTAATACCATATTGGCGAATCTTGTTGGTACTGGGAAATTTGATGTTCAGATGGACTTGAGTTTAACCGCTCAAAATATAATTACCGATACAACTACAGGCACAATAATATTTACTGCGGCAAATCAAAAAGGGGCTTTTTTTGGAGCAACACCCATCATTCAGCCAGTTAATACAATTGATTTAAGGACTGCTTTGATAAATTTGGGATTACTTGCATCCGGCGGAGTTACACCTTTAAATCTTAACGGTGGCACTTTAACAGCAGGCTCGCTTGTGCTTACAACTGATTTGCCCATAACAGAAGGTGGAACAGGTAACTCAACTGCACAGACTGCAATTAATGCTTTAACAGATGTGGTCTCAGCCACAAATGAATACGTATTAACAAAAGACACTGCCACTGGTAATGCAATATTCAAAGTCTCAGCAGGAGGAGGTTCAAATCATGATCTTTTATCGGCAACTCACCCAGACACAGTCGCTGCTTCGGCAGTCTTAGGGGATACTCTATATGGCAATGCTACTCCTGCTTGGACTAAGCTGGCTGGTAATACAACTACCATAAAGAAATTTCTTGTGCAAA